GCTGCCCGTTTGAGTTGTTTTCTCCGAGGTATCTTGAACAATTGGCGCAGCGAACTTCTTTGACGTGACCTTTTATCAAGGCTTGGCCTTGCATGACTTGACCGTGCGCTTGTTTGACTTGCTCGCGGTAACTCACGCTTCGGCCTCTTTTTCCCTTTTAGAAACGTAAGTGAATGTGCAACGGCAGCGATTTCCTGCGGGTGCGGATTCACATGTACGCAAGGGCGGGGCCACTGCAAAATATTCGTCACTTGGGACTAAATATTTTTCGTCTTTCAAGTCTAATTCTTCGCACGCATCACAAACGTTTTCGTCTAAAATTGCCGAATATAAAGCATATGCAACATCACCCGCTTCTTGTAATGCCTTGTCTTGTCGCCCGCGCTGAAAAGCTTCATTTGTTAATGATGTGCTAGAATTTTCCACTATTTTTTCACTGAAAGCTTCAAGACGTTCTTTGATTTGTGTTATGTCAAAAACTCCTGTCCTAATCGAAGTCATTGCTTCATCTCGCGCCGCGTCTACTAATTTATCTAAAGTAATTTCTGTAAAAGCTCCGGCTTCAAACGATAACCATTTCTTAAGCTTCTTTTTTCGTTTTTGTTCAGTGTCGTCTCCAGGCATATTTTTAATCGAAGAATTTTTTAAATTTACGCCTTGCTTTTTAAGTTCTTTAACAACGTGACTTGCACCTTTTTCGTAAAGATCTTCCATTGCTGATTGGACTTTTTGAATGTTGTCTTTGTATAACGCATTGGAATAGTCAATTTTACGAATCAATACTGGGTCATCTTCTCTAAAAGCTTTTGAAATTTGGCCTAAAAGTTCCGTTATGACTTCATGACGAGATTTTTTTGTTATATCTACAAGCTCTTTTTTAGCATCGTTAAGCTCTGCTCGCATAGTGTTAAGAGCAAGGTATTCTTCGTCAGCGCGTAAAGGTCTCCAAAATCCAAAATCGCCCGTTTTTGTCACGTCAAAGCCTGTCATGTTTTTAATCGTGTGCTTATGAGCGTGGGCTTTCACTTGGCCGTCTTCTTTGGCTTGGTCATCCGTTTCAACGTCTTCACCGTCGGTTTCGGGCTGAACGGGTTTAGGTGTTTCAACTACATCTTCTTGCGGAATGTTCATCAAATCACGTAAGTGAGCGTCTATTTTTACACCTGATTTGACGTAGGCGGTTAACTTACTCAATGAATCGGTAATGTAATTCAAAGCGGTTGGGGCAATACCTGCGCATGACAAATAAGGAATTCGAACATCTTCACCGAAGTTCCAGCGAACAACAGGACGAATGACTTCACGGGTAATCAAATTTGCAATGTAATCGGCATTGTTTTGCAAGGTGCGTAAAAACGTTTGTTCAAGTGTTTCGCCTAGCGAGCGCGCGCCTGTCTGCGTTTGACCTAATTCAAGAAATTGAGCCATCACACTTTTAACGATTTGAGCATCATGATGTTGAATTTTAGGCAGCATATCGACCATTTTTCCTGCACCGCCGTCGATGATGCCGATTTCAATGCCTTTGGGTTGGTAGATGTAGCCTAGCTCGTGGGAGCGGAAGCTTTGCAATGTGCTTTTAACAACTTTGGCTTGTTCTGCGCTGATGTTTGAGCCGTCCATTTCCTTTGCGTAAGGCATACCCACGCCAAAACGTTCAGCTTGAATGCCGTCTAATCGATACAAAAGATCTTTGATGAACCAATGTTTATAGGCACTGCGCAAAGCAGAAATGCCGCGATAATCTTTGCCTTCTTTTTGAAAGGTAAAACACACAAAACGTTCTTTCGGGATGAAATAGTTTCCAGTGTCGATACCTCCGACAATGTATTGTCTGACGCCTGACAGGTCATGCGTTTTGTCATCGTAAACCCATTCCCAGATTGTGCTTTGAGCGCGCCAGTCCAAACGTTTAATGATCCATTTGCCGTCTTTTGTGATGTCGAAATGTTTTTCAAATAACGAGAAGCCTGCCCAATAGTAACCAAGAATATCTTTGATGGTTTCAGAAAAATTAAAATCCTCACCG